TAGCTGGAATTCCTAATGGTGCAGAGTTCTTTAACATCCTTAAAATAGATTATGAACAAGAGTTTAATCAAGCTATGAAAGCTACAATCCAACATCAATCATTGGTTTGGGATGTCATCATAGATAATAAAGCAGCAACACATAAACGAATGGATCAATATAGAGATGCACTTGATTTATTAATTAGTCATTGGGGAATGTAAATATGCCAATTTATGCCCATTTAGATTATTGAATAGTTAATATACATTATTTAATAAGATCCATAGGTATGGAAAAAATCCATACAAATTCAAGGAAATATAACAATGAAACCAGAGGAACAACTCTGGCTTAACACATTGGTTAGAGGCTTATGCGATAGTGTAGGTCTTACTCATCCAAACTTTGACATATCAGAATGGAAAATAATTAAAGAAGCTAGAGAATGGTTAGGTACAGAGGATTTTAACACTATTTGTAGCTACCTAAAACTTGAGCCTAGTTACATATTACAGTTACATGAAAAAATCCAAGCCAAAACAAAAGGGAAAAAAAACATTACCGACAGAATTTACTCAGCTATCTTCACTAAAATTAAGCGACTCAGAGCTATTGACGACTATCTTCCTCGCTGATGAAGAAGGTAAACCAATAGTCTTGATAAGGTTCGCAAACTTTGATGATAATGAACAGGCCCAGGATTTCATCTCAGTATTTAAAGAACACAAGAGTTTTACAGAATTAGGATTAACAAACGAAACAATACATTAAATGGCAGCTAAAACAAAATATACAAAAGAACTAGTAGATACAGTCTTACAAGAACTCGCAGTAGGTAAGTCTATAAGAGAAGCATTAAAAACAGTCGATGTATCTTGGGAGATATGGAGACAGTGGTTAAATAAGAAAACTGGACTAAGAGAATTATACTCCATCGCAAAAGAAGATGGAATTGAATACTCGATGGCAGATGTAGATAAAGTAGCTAAAGATGCAGTCAAGAAGTCCGGAGAGACTAAGATGGATATGGCTAATGTGAAAGCTATAGATACATTTATTAAACATAAGCAATGGATGGCTTCCAAATTAGCTGCGAGGAGGTATGGTGATCGACAGTCCTTAGAGATAGGGAACATGAAAGACCAGAGCTTCTCTTTTAAATGGGATAAATAAAACAATGATGGAAATAATCAATAACTTAAAGAACAGATGGAATAACCTTAATAAGAAGGGTAAGACCATAACTGTAGTAGTAGCAGTAGTTATAATTGTACTTATTACACAGAATATTTAGTGTTATTAGAGATAATATCATACAAATTAATTGTGTTTGTAGAGGGTGTAGTGAGTAGAAGTGTTGTGTTTGTTAAGAGTAATACAAAAAAGCTCTATACTTGCATGGTGCTTCTCGTAAGAAAAAAGTAATATTTTATGCCAATTATGTTCGTAGTTTGTACATAATTATAATTTATCTATACATTTCTTATACATAAAGCTCTAAAAGTATTGATAAATATAGCCATGACACATCATTAATTATAATGTGCCCAGCTTTTCCAGGATTTTTATTAGATTGGGGGCCCTAAATTATTTTGACCACCCCCATCGAGTCTGTGTAATTGCAATAGGGAGTGATTTCAACTCAGAACAAAATTCCCTAAAGCCTGGTGCTGATGAGATGAATCGAACATCCTACTCCCTTCTTACCAAGAAGGTACTCTACCAATGAGTTACACCAGCATCAAAACTGATTATATGAAAAAAAAACAAAAAAACACAAAAAAATTAGATGTCTTTGCCATGATGGTCAAACACATGAACGACAAGACACCCATTAAACAAAATTCAGGTCGAGGAGTCGTATCTGATAGCACAGTTTCAAGAATTCAAGACATTTACAACGAGGGCAAGAAAGAGAATGAATGAAAATAACCATTCCCTACAAACCAAGACCTCTACAAAAAGAAATACATAAAAGCCTAGCTAGGTTCTCAGTCCTGGTCTGTCATAGAAGGTTTGGTAAGACAGTCTTGACAGTCAATGAACTGATTAAGAAGTGCCTACAATGTAAGCTGCCGAGACCTCGGTATTATTATATAGCACCGACTTACAGCATGGCTAAAAGAATAGCCTGGGATTATTTAAAATATTACACATCAGTTCTACCGAAGATGGAATATCACGAAACTGAACTACGAGCTGATCTTCCTAATGGTGGAAGAATACAATTACTGGGTTGTGAGAGACCACAAACCCTTAAAGGATTGTATATGGATGGTGTTGTCTTAGACGAGGTGGCACAAATGCCTCCGAAGATGTGGACTGAGGTTATTAGACCAGCATTATCTGATCGTAAAGGCTTTATGGTAGCTATCGGAACTCCAGCTGGACATAATTCGTTCTTTGATCTTTATAATCATGGACTTCAAGAAGAACAATGGTACGCACAAAGTTTTAAAGCTAGTGATACAAAGATTGTAGATGCAGAAGAACTAGCAGAGGCAAAAAAATTAATGCCTCCTGAGATATACGAGGCAGAATATGAGTGTAGTTTCGAAAGTTCTGCTATAGGAGCTATTTACTCGCAATCATTAGCGAAAGCAGATACTGAAGGTCGTATAACAAAAGTTCCTTATGACTCTACTATTAAAGTAGATACTTACTGGGATCTCGGAATGCGAGATAAGACTGCAATATGGTTTGTGCAGCAAAAAGGTTCAGCAATCCACCTGATAGATTACTTTGAAGATAGTGGTGAGTCGCTAGAGTATTACGCCTCAGTTCTTGATGAAAGAGGTTATGTCTATGATACGCACTACCTTCCACATGATGCCAATGTACGAGAGATTGGAACTGGTAAATCAAGATTAGAAATAGCTCAATCACTAGGATTAGTAACAAGCATTGTACCGAAGATGTCTATTGAAGATGGTATTAACGCCACCAGAATGACATTGGGTAGATGTTGGTTTGACTATGAAAAAACAAAAGATGGATTAGATGCCTTGAGACAATATCGATGGGCAGTCACCGATAAAGGTGAGACAAAAAACAGACCACAACACGATTGGACATCGCATAGTGCTGATGCCTTCAGATATGTCTGTACAGGATTACAAGAAACAAAGAACTGGTCATCAAAAATTGAATATCCCAGATTAGGAATAGTATGAAATTTACAAAAGAAAAATTAAAAGCATTAATACAGCAAGAGATCACAAACTCCCTAGGATTTTATGGTGGAGAGCTCACACAACAAAGAAAGAATGCTTTAAAGTTTTATTTAGGCGAACCCTTAGGTAATGAGGTCGAAGGTCAATCCCAAGTAAGATCACAAGATGTTTTAGAAGTAGTAGAGAGTATTTTACCTTCTATGATGCGTATCTTTACTCAAGGTGAAAGCATTGTCCGATTTGAACCTCAAGGCCCTGAAGATGTCGCTTACGCAGATCAAGCATCAGATTACATCAACCATATCTTTATGAAGGATAACAATGGTTATTCTATTTTACATACAATGTTTAAAGATGCTCTGATCTCTAAAAATGGTTTTGTTAAATACTATTGGAAAAGAGACAAAGAACAAAAGCAAGAGTCTTATGAAAATCTGAATGAAGCTGAGTACCAGGCATTATTAGCAGACACCGAAGTTGAAGTTGTAGAAGTCGAAGATACAGCCACAGAATTAGATGTTGGTAATATCGATATGATGGAAGCTACCTACAATGTAACTGTCAAAAGAGTAAAAGATTATGGTCGAGTTGTAGTCGAGAATGTTCCACCAGAGAGTATGCTTATCAGTAAGACTGCTACTAGCTTAGAAGATTGTAATTTTATTGCACAAAGAGTTTTTAAAACAAGATCAGAACTCATTAGTGAAGGTTTTGACAAAAAGATTGTCAATGAACTACCTGTAGCTGATGAAGAGATTTACAACACAGAGGCAGTAACCAGAAGGTCTTTTGATGATGAGACGATGCCTCAAGAATACCAAAACATTGATCCTTTATTGACAAGAGTATCGGTGGTCGATGCTTATATGAAGTGTGATTATGATAACGATGGTATTGCAGAACTTAGACACATTGTAGTCGGTGGTTCGGGCCCTAATGCTTATCATATTTTAGAGAATGAACCGATTGAGCAAATTCCTTTTGCTACACTAACAGCTATTCCTATGCCTCACAGGTTTTATGGTTTATCCATTTATGATCTGATTGGCGATGTACAAGAAATTAAGACTACCCTTCTCAGGCAAACTCTTAATAACGCCTATCTACAAAACAATGCCAGAACAGTTGTTGTAGATGGACAAGCAAACATTGATGACCTCCTTACATCACGAGCTGGGGGTATTGTAAGAGTCAAATCACCCAATGCTGTTACACCCCTAGCTTCACCCAACTTCATGCAAGAAGGATTGGCGATGATAGAGAAGGTCGATCAAATAAGAGAAGGACGATCTGGTGTCTCTAAAGTCCAAATGGGATTAGATGCCGATCAAATAAACAAATCACATACTACAGCAACTAGTGCGAATGTGATGATGAATGCATCGACACAAAGAATAGAGCTGTATGCTAGAAACTTTAGTGAAGGCATTAAAAGAATGTTTCAAGGTATCTTAACCTTAGTGTGTAAGTACCAAGATCAAGAAAGAATTATAAAACTAAGAAATCAGTTTATTCCTATGAACCCTAGAGAATGGGTGGATAGATATAACGCAACAGTACAAGTTGGACTAGGCACAGGCTCACAAGATCAAAGACTCGAAGTCTTAGGTCGTGTGTTAGCAGTTCAAGAAAAACTAATTGGTGCTGGTGGTATGGGTATCGTTGATCCTCAAAAGATATTTAATACCTTAGAGAAGTATTTAGAGAATGCCGGTTATAAAGATGCAAGTCAGTTCTTTAACAATCCAGCAACAATGCCTCCTCCTCCACCTAAACAACCACAACAAGATCCAACAGTACAACTAGCACAACAAGAGCTCCAAAGACTTCAAGCAAAAGATCAAGCAGACCTACAACTTAAAGCTAGAAAGCAGCAGTCTGATGAACAATACAAGTTAGAGAAAATTAACTTAGATCAACAGAAACTAGCAACTCAAGTTGTAAAAGACTCTGATGCAAGAGAATTAGAAAAAGAAAAACTAGCAACAAAAATTATACAACAAGGAATTAACTAATGGCATATCAATCACCTTTTTTCGAAGGTACTCAAGCTCAAGGAATTATAAACAACTACCTCAACAATATGCCTGGTGGCCTTCCTCCTTACACAACACCATCAACAAACCCCTATTTAGTTGATAGTACTCCTTTTGTGCCACCAGCATCCCAACCCACACCAGATCCCACAGTTCCTAATTGTGAAGAACTATATCCTGGAGAGGGCAGAGTTTACGATCCAGTTCTACAAGCCTGTGTTATAGCTGAAGTAGCACCAGAAGAAGCTACAGGTGATAGTAGTGATGATCAAAGTCCTGAAGAAGATCCAAACAAAAATTCTTATAACAATATGTTAAAAGATACAGGAACTATTTTCGGAGCATCTAATTTCTTAGACGATTATGTCATTGATAGTCCTAATGGTGATATATTGCTTAAATTTGATCCTAATATTAATAAATCACCTCTTTTTTATGGATTAGGTGATGCTATTTTTGGAGGAGAAGGAAGAAGAGCTAAAAAATTTCTTGATAGTGTTCAAACATATCAAAACACAGGTGATGGACAATATTTGAATGATGGCACATATCAAGTTTACAATCCTCAACAATATTTTGACTCAGTCCAAGGCAATCAACTACAAAGTTATGGTTATGGATCTCAACCAAATATAAATGTAGGTCAGGCAGTTGATAGTGTGATGAACCCACAACCTCAAGTATATGATCCTCTTACTGGTACAAATAGAAGTTCAAATGCAAATGCAAGTAGTGGATCACCTATTGCTGAAGATTTGTCAGGTGGATTGTTAGGTCGATCACCTTTAACTTCAGTTGACTCACAAGGCAACAGAACCAGAAATGATACTGCTTATAGAGCATCAGTTGCTAGAAACATAGAGCGTAATAAAAGAAACTTTGGCAATAGTAAATTCAAAGAAGGTGTTGGATTTATGGGTGGTAGATAGTGGCAGATAACGAACAAAAAAGAAGCCTTGAAGCAAAACAAGTATTAGAACACCCTTTATTTATAGAAGCAGTAAACAAAATTCGATCCGACCTTAATCAAGAATGGTTAAGTAGTGATCTACAAAATTCAGAACAGAGAGAAAACATTTTTGTTATGAGAAGAATGTTGGAACTTGTTGTGATGCAAATACAGTCTGTTATGGAGACTGGTAAAATCATAAAAAAATAGGAGTAATTAAATGGCAGAACAACCAGTAATGGACTCTGCAACAGAGACTCAAACCGAGTCTGTTGCACCAATGCCCAAACCTCTCAATACACAAGGAGAGGCAGCTGAAGCCCTGAAGAACTTGTTAAATGTAAACGCCTCAGAGACTCAGGAAACAGCAAGTGAAGAATCAACTAAAGAAGGAAGCGACTCGGAAACGAATATCGATGATGCTTTAGAAGATCCAGAACTAATAGATCAAATTGAAGATGAAACACCTTCCGATAGTAATCAGGAACTTTATAAACTTACCATTAATGGTCAAGAGACTGAAGTTACCCTCGATGAACTCAAAAAGGGATATTCTCGACAAAGTGATTATACTCGTAAGACTGAAAAGCTATCTCAAGATAGAAAAAGTGTAGAAGAAAAAAATTCAGAATACACCAGGTTAAACGAGGAGGCTAAAATCAAACGAGATCAATACCAAAACCAACTTCAAGTATTGTCCGAACAACTAAGAGCTACAGAACCTCAAGTCGATATGGAGAGACTCTACCAAGAAGATCCAGCAGAGTTTGTAAAACAGAAAGCTGAACAAGATCGTAGAAAAGAGTTACAAGCAGCAGCTCAACAAGAACAAGATCGTATTCGCCAAGAAAAACAACAAGAAAGCGAAAAGGTCTATTCTCAATATTTAGATAATGAGAGAAAACTTCTTGCTGAAAAACTGCCTATCTATGGAGACAAAGATAAAGGCCCAGAGTTCGTAAAGAACTTAACTAACTATGCAAAGTCGATTGGTTATGCCGATCAAGAAATTGCAATGTTAGTCGATCACCGAGCAGTTATGATGTTAGCGAATGCTTATCGATACGATAAGTTAAAAAAAGCTAATCTTAAAAATAAAAAAGTAACCAAGGTATCAAAAGTGGTTAGTTCAAGTAGTCCTAAAGTTCAAGATGATAATGATGTTGTGAAGCGTATGAACTCAAAAAAAGCAACTCTCAAGAAAACTGGAAACATCAAAGACGCAGTTTCTATTCTTGAGCAGATGTATTCTCAATAACATATAGAAAGGACTAATTAGATGGCACAACCAACTAATACATTCGATTCCTATGATGGAGTTAATTCTATAAGAG